GGGCATCAATAATACGTTCTTCTTTTCGGACATTAGCTCGTACCTCTTCTACGTCTATACCTTGTTGTGTTTGCTGTAGGTGTTTCTTAAATAGCTCAGCGACAAGACCATCACCAAAGTTTGTTTCAACGACAAGTTTAGTAACGTTAAACTTCTTACACCCTTTTAGAATGTCCAGGAGCGTGTTGTCTGAGTATCCGTCTCTATAAGCTCGCACTTCATGCAAGTACAAGTAACCGTTTCGCTGGGAGATATAAGCTGCTGCTGTCTCATCAGTTCCTCTACCCGATGGGTCAACTGAGCAAATTGTTTCTTGATATGGTCCCCACTCCCCTTGGATCTGCATTGGGCCATAGAAATAGTCTCCAGGTAGCCCAACAGTCGGAAGTTCTTTGATGACGTTTCTAGGGTCTGAGCACCAGATGATGTCATCAGGAGCGGACTTAGGATTAACACTGGTGACGATAAGATCAGCCATCTTAAGTGGGAACTTTTCCGCATCACTGAGACTAGTATCGAGCATGAACTGCAGCATAAAGTTGCTGCGTCCCATTGCTGCTTCACGTTCGAGAAGATCTTCATGGCTAAAACGGTCAGGGTCAGTTACACTCCAAGGTTCAGCACCCATATCAAGGTCTTCTTGGAGTTGTGGTGCAATTAAACCTTCGTAGTTAGCCAGTTTACGAGGAACACGAGCTGGCCAAACAAAGGGGCGGTAGTTACGTTCTGCAAGTTTACGGTAGATTGTAAAAGTTGTCTGTGGTGTGCCGAGATACATGATTCGGCTGTCATCCTTAGGTGTGAGAATTGACTCAGCCTCCGTACAGAGTTGCAACAACTTCTCACGCATCATCTCAGTCATAGAGTTACCAGGCACCTCCACGTCATCAAGAATCATCAAGTCAGCACGGCTACCAGTCAGCTGACCGGTGATACCGACAGACTTAACGGACGGAGCCTGGGACGGAGAGCAGTTAACGTCAAAGCTAATTCGGCTCCAACGGGCGTCATCCGACTTAGGCTGTAGGTGTTTTAGCCAAGGTGTCTCAATAATAAGCTTTTGAAGGAAGATACTCATGTTATCGGCACGTTCTTTTGATGCCGAAATAATCATGATCTTCTTCTCTGGGTTATTAAATAAAGTCCAGAGCACAAAAGCACCAGTAATCCAACTTTTACCGACACCACGGAACGCCTGGATCTGTAGTCGTTTGGGTCCGTGTTGTAGGTAGTCGGCAATGGCGTATTGTGCTCTGGTCGGTTCAGGCAGGTCTAGCTGAGACCACAGAGCTTGTAGAAATACTTTAAAATCGCCCTGTAGGGCGGCTAGAACGTCGCTCATAAATTAAAGGGTGTTAATTAGCCAACGGCATTTGGACCATTGATGCACCAATCAAAGATTGTGCAAACTCTTCGGCTTCTGTTTCAATGCCGCCGTAAGCTGCTGACCCGCGATTTAACGGAGACAGCGGACTACCGCCAATACTTGTAGGCGGCATATTTTTAAACTCTCTAAGAAGTGATTCTTTAGCTTCCATCGTCGGTGCAGCATTTAAACGCCGACGTTGTGCAGGCGTAAACCGATCAATAAGCCTACGTGGTTTAAATTTAGTTGATGCAAATTTATTTAAAGCTTTGTCAATATCAGCTCCCATAGGAATATCAATCCCAGGCTGCTGACTAGTCGGTTCAAATTTGTTATGATATTGCGCTGGAATCAGACGAACATCCCCCGACACATCATCAATGTCTACAACAACTTTTTCACCAAACTTACGGTAAGCTGCATCTTCAATTTTATCTTTATGGAGTTTAAATTCAGGATCAGAAACCGACATAAACTCGCTAGAACCGCCTGATGCTACACGAACATCGTGTTCAGCAATAGACGGTCTACCGCCAGATACAAACTGTGCTTCAGTGCTTTGACTTTGTGTCTTAGCTTGACGTTGTACTTGACGCATGTACGCTGCTTCACCTTCTGTTTTCGGTTTAACAGCTTGAGAGCGTTTAGTTTCTGCTTTTTCCCTTCTAGCTCTTCGCTTATCAATAGGCTCAGTTGTTACACTTCCCCTGCCATCGGATTTAAGACGAATACCAGGAGGAGGATTACCTATTTCTTTGATAATTTCTGTAGGAGTCATGCGACCCTTTTCTGCTACAAGGTCTCGTGCTTGTTTCCGATATTCGGGAGCGTATGAAGCCATTTACTTAATGTGCGATAAAATCATTTGTTCTCTACCCGGATTGCAGCCAAACGTAGCTCGCATCCAGGATAACCAGTTGCTTGTCCCCTTTTCTTGATTACATTTCCTGCAGGATGGAACCAAGTTTCTTGTAACCGTTTGTCCCCCAACAAAGCGAGGCACAACGTGATCCAAAGTAAGTTCATGTAATTCATAATGTTCTCCACAATAAACGCATTGACAGTTGAAGTGTTCCTTAATGGCTCTACGCCACATCCGTTTAGCTTCAGGACTCGTCATGGTTATGAGGTTGTAAATGTAGTGATCAGGGGTAGGCAACAGCGGGGTCATGCGTACTTCTTACCAGTTCTGGGTCTACGGCGGTTAGATGACGGTGTTTCGAGCTTACCGGTGTTTTTACCAGTGTGAGAAGCATCTTTACCATCACCATTTCCATAAGTACCAAGTTTTCTGTTAAGTTTGTTAGCAGCAGTCCGAATTTTCAGACCTTTATTCGTTTTGTTGTAGGCTCGCTGTTGTTTTCGGCGTTTAGCCGCAGCTTTAGGGTTCTGTTTGTAGTAATCAGACGTGTTTTGAGCCATACAATCTCCGCTGTACCATTTCAGGGTCAATCTTGGGCATGACTGTCGCAAGTTTATCCAGCGGGTTGCCCTCATATGCAACACCACTGATGTCATTTTTGGCTAGCCAGTCACACGCAGCTTTAAGGTCTTGCGTGGAGGCTTCACCGCTTTTGATTCGATTGAGGAACTCGGTTGTGACGAGGTTGTGAAGCTCGTTAAACTGATCCTCAGTTGCTTTTTTCTTAGCCATTTCGCATTACGATTTGGTCTAGTTTGTTTTCAATACGGACCATGTGATCTTCCATACGCTGCAAACCAGCGTTAAATTCTACCTTATCAACGTAATTGGTAGCAATGCGGAGTTCAATACCGTCTACACGGCGGTCCATATCAGTTACTCTAGAGTGGACTTGATTTATTCGGTTGTGTAGGCGGTTTGTTACTGCTGCTAAACCGGCGATAACGGCTACAACAGCTGATACAGCAGCTTCCATTATTTGTTAAAAAGGTCGTTAGGAGGCACTACAAGCGGCTTGTAGGTGGGTAAAGTAGCTCGTAGGACCTCCAGTACCGGACGGGGTAGTAGAGGCGGCTTAGGGAGCCTTAGAACCGGCAGTACCGGTGGTGCTCCCAAGTCCATCAGCCACCAAAAAGACCACGCTCGATGAAATCAACAGCTTGGTCATCGACAGTGTTGTCGGTTTGCTCAGCAAGTTTACGGAGCAGATCAACAATAAGGCGCTTTACTTTTTCGCTGTTAAGAAAGGAAAAAAGGATAGGACGGATAAGTGCGATCATTGTTCTAAAGTAAAAGTGTTAAAAGTGAAAAAATGGGTGCAGCCTGTAGGCGACGACAGTGCCGCTGTTCAGTCTATCCGCATTAGTCGGGGACACTACGAGGGCGGTTAATTATGCGATTCGATAGCGGACGATGACGATGCCGGAGCCGCCGTTGCCACCCGGTCCGTCAAAGAATCCACCAGATCCACCGCCGCCTCCAGTGTTTGGAGTTCCTGCAGTTCCCGATCCTGGGTTAACAGAAGAGCCTGCACCTCCGCCACCCAGTCCACCAGCCTCGGCTCTACCCCCTCCGCCGCCGCCCTAGCAAACAGCGGATCCGGTAATCGTGTTAAGTGCTCCAATGCCTCCAACTCCGGACGTTGAAGCGGCACCAGCGCCGCCGCCGCCACCGCCACGACTGTTATTTCCTGGTCCTCCACTGAAGCCTTGACCTGCTGTTCCCGCGTAGCCTGTTGATGTTCCGCTGGTTACACGCACACCACCTCCGCCAGATCCGCCGGAGGATCCTGGATAAGCGGGATTCGACCCACCTCCAGCGCCACCGCCGATTGCTGTCAGACTAAATGCAGACGAGTTAGAGCCAGAGAATCCAGCCGCGTCCCTAATACTCCCATTACCGCCCGCGCCAACAACTATCGTATAGTTTTGAGTTGTGAGGGTTAATGGAGCACCGCCGACATTGGTAAGTAAACCGCCAGCTCCTCCGCCTGCCGCTCCGTTTCCTCCTCCTCCGCCTCCTCCAGCAACAATCAGATATTCAAAACTACCGCCTCTTACAACAGCCAGAGAAGAAGTCCCAACGGCTGTAAAGCTATGTACGCGATACAATGCACCATCAATAAAAACCTCTGTAACAGAATTACCACCAGTTGCCAGTGGCGTAATCATTCCGGGTGTAATTCTCCAGCTCATAGCAACACCTCCGAATGGCGATAGATTGGTAATACGGCGATAGATTGGTAATCCGCCGATAACTTTCTACAATTCGGCATGGTAGTGGCAGTGACTAAAAGGTCGTGGTTTGTGTAGGTCATGGGATTGCCACTCCGATTGCGTTGATGAGGTCGGTGACGCGGGCGTCGAGTAGGGTGAGGTCTAGGGCTTCGCCGATGCTGTAGAAGGAGAGGCGGGCGTCTGAGTAGAGATCAATACTAGCTGAACTAAGATTGTTCCCTGCAAATACAAGGTAATTTGCATCTCCCGGCGCGATACTGGCCTGAGTAATTGTTTCATTTATCCCACTCCCTCTGACAGCATATGAAGCGGACAGGCTTCGGGAGACCCCAAAAAAACCGTTAGACGAGTGCAAATTTCCGCTGCTTGTATTAGTATTATCATCGCTACAGCGGCTGCTGATTTTTTGCGCCACAGCGCCCGACAAAATCTGCGTAGCGCCGATTGTGGCCGCAAATGTTGCCCTAATATATGCTTTTGCTGATGTTTCAGTGCTCCGCGTGGACGCATATACTGCTAAATGACGGTTATCCTGCGGATCAGCATTGTTGTTTCTATTGCTATCCAGATACTTCGTGCTCCCATCTCCCGCCAGCCCTGTCTCCCTGTCATAATCACCAG